ATGTGTTTCTACTTTAGTTATGTAACTTAGATGAACACTAAGATTGTTTTGTCGTTCTCATCCAACCAAAACGAAACTTTCCGAGACTACCAGTTAAAGGTATGGTTTTGCCGATGGGTGGGGACTATCAAGTAATCTTGTCGTGCAATATCGGTAAGGTTTGTAGGTAAAAGAATATGATCCAAGAAATTAAGTATAGTGAGATTATAGCCAAAAAGGTTAAAGAGGGTATCCGTAATGGGGTATCTGTCAAAGACATTATGGCTAGTGTACAGAAGTACCAGAATGCTCCTAGCTCTACTGCTACCTTCTATAAGTTGTATGGTCAGGATATTGCTGACACTAGAGCAGACATTGTAGGTAAAGTAGGTTCTGTCGTTATCCAACAGGCTATCGATGGTGACTTTAAGGCTGCTGAACTATTCTTACGGTCTAAGGGTGGTTGGTCGCCCACATCTACAGTTAATGAAGTAGAACAGACTGAAAACCCTGACGAAGACGAATCAGCTATTGATAGTCTTATGACCTTACTCGGAAAGACTAATGGCTCAACATCAAGCGAAGATAACGGCTAACGTATTACGTAACCTCCCTGATGAGGAGGTGGCAAGTCTGTTAAAGGAACTTGGGCCTAAGAAGTCTGCTGAGTTACAACATGATTGGGGTTTCTGGGCTAGACCTGAACAGTTAGAGCCAGAAGGTAAATGGAACACTTGGGTAGCACTAGCTGGTCGTGGGTGGGGGAAAACACGTGCGGGTGCTGAATGGGTTAGACATCGGATTAGATCTGGTGATAAGATCGTACACTGTGTCGCCCCTACCAAAGGTGATGTTAGACGGGTTATGGTGGAAGGTGACAGTGGCCTTCTAAATGTTTGTTGGAGTGGTGATGAAACATACCGTGGTAAACACATTGGTTTTCCTGTTTGGTCTCCCACGAACAATAGCTTAACATGGGAGAATGGGGCTAAGGCTGTATTCTTCTCTGCTGAAGACCCTGAACGTCTCCGTGGCCCACAGGCTTACAGTGCTTGGTGTGATGAGCTTTGTGCTTGGAGAAATGCACAAGACACTTGGGACATGATGATGTTTGGTTTACGTCTAGGTAAACACCCTAAAGTGTTTGTTACGACTACACCAAAGACCACTAAACTTATCCGTAACATCTTAGGCGATGAAAACACTGTTATCAGCAGGGGCAGCACTTACGATAATGCTGACAACCTAGCTGGAACATTCCTAGATGCAGTTAGAAAGACATATGAAGGCACACGACTAGGCCGACAGGAACTCTATGCTGAGATCCTTGATGAAGCCTCTGGAGCCTTGTGGAACCGTACTCTCCTAGCTTCTTGTGAGATAGATAAGGATGAAGTACCACAACTTAATCGTGTTGTCGTTGCCATTGACCCTGCCATCACTTCTAATGCTGAAAGTGACTTGACGGGTATTATCGTTGCAGGGGTAGACGTAAATGGTGTCGCCCATGTGTTAGAAGACCATACTGGTCGTTATACACCACAGCAATGGGCAGCTAAAGCAATCAGTCTCTTCCGTGATCACATGGCAGATCGTATTGTTGCTGAACGAAACCAAGGTGGTGATATGGTACGCCATACACTACACACAGAGGACGAGACAGTCCCTGTTAAACTTGTACATGCCTCAAGAGGTAAGATGGCACGGGCTGAACCTGTGTCTGCACTTTACGAACAAGGTAAAGTTAAACATGTACGAGGTTTGAATGATTTAGAAGATCAGATGGTACAGTGGGAACCTTTAGGGTCGATAGGCTCACCTGACCGTCTTGATGCACTTGTTTGGGCTTTAACCGACCTATCACTTAACGGATATGCCAAGCCGCAATTAAAGTTGGCGTATAGCTCTGCTAAAGGGCTTAGATAGTTTCCACAACAAAAAGATTATTAACAATGGCTAAGAAGCTCTCAGAGACGGAAGCAACCCAGATCCTTGGGATTGCAGGTGATAACACACATAACGGTCAAATCCGTGCAGATGAGTTTCTTCCAGAGTTACGTGGTAAACGGGCTATCCGTAAGTACCGTGAGATGCGTGACAATGACAGTACGATTGGTGCTGTTATGTACGCTACAGAACAAGTTCTACGTGATGTAGATATTAAGGTAATGCCAGCCAATGATACGCCAGAGGCTAAAAAAGAAGCTGACTTTGTGGAAAGTGTCTTTAGCGATATGGATCATACGCTTGATGATCACGTATCAGAGGCTTTGTCGTCCCTTACCTTCGGGTTTGCTTGGTTCGAGGTGGTGTATAAACGCCGTGGCTCTCCTACTTCTCGTTCTGATAAGTCTCGTTCTAAGTTCACTGATGGACGGATAGGTGTCCGTAAGATTGCATCACGTGCGCCTTGGACTGTTTCTAAATTTGACGTTGACCAGAAGACTGGCGATGTACTAGGTGTGCATCAAGAGGGTTCAGGGTTCAACAATACAAGTTATATTCCTACTCGTAAGAGCCTTTATTACCGTACTACTTCCATCAATAATGACCCTGCGGGTCGGTCTATTTTACGTAACGCATACACATCTTACGAGTACCTTAACAATCTACAAAGTATTGAAGCTATTGCAGTGGAACGTGAACTTGCAGGTATTCCTGTTGCTCGTATTCCTTCTGAGTACCTGTCACCAGATGCCACATCAGCACAGGCACAATTCGTTGCAAACCTGCAAGGCATCCTCCGTGATGTCAAGTTCAACGAGCAAGGCTACGTGGTACTGCCTTCCGATACTTACCCCGATAAAGACGGAAGTCCTACCAGCACCCGACTGGTTGATGTCGAACTGATGGCCTCTAGTGGTACACGCAATATTAGCATTGACCCCATTGTTCGTCGTTACCAACATGACATTGCTCGTTCTGTTCTTTCTGAGTTTCTTATGCTTGGTGGGGGTTCTACTGGTTCTTATGCCTTATCCAAGTCTAAGACAGACCTGTTCCTCCGTGCGCTTGAGAGCTACATCCAAGCAATCGTAGATGTCCTCAACAAACAACTTGTTGAACGTCTTTGGGAGTTGAACGGTCTGAACTACGACTTGATGCCAACTGTTGTTGCAGGTGATGTTGCCCCACACGATCTACGTGAGATTGCAGCCTTCCTCCGCAACCTTAATGGTGCAAACATTGATGTGTCGTCTCACCCAGAGGTTATCGAAGACCTCATGGACATTGCTGAACTACGTTACGAAAGCAAGGGCGATAGTGAAATAGAAGAACAAGAGGAAGAAGATGGCGAGCCTAGCTGATAGAGTATTTGACAATGGTTTGTCTGTCTTAGATACAGAAGCTAACCGCATTGATATTACCTCACAAGAGGCTGCTTCATATGCAGAGGCAACCTCGACTTACACTCTTGGTAATTCCACAACGCTTTCCATTGGCGCACCCGCAGATCGAACTGGTGGTGGACGACAAGTTACAGTAGCTGCAATTTCCGATGGTTCAGTCACAGGTGATGGTACAGCAACTCACTATGCTATTGTTGACACGGTAAACTCCCGTCTCTTAGCAACAGGCTCACTGACAGCAAGTCAAGTTGTAAGCACGGGTAATACATTCACATTAGGGTCATTTACTATCGGTATCCCTGATCCTGCATAATTAAGGGTCATGCGAAATGACAAGCAGGATTCTTCAGGAAGACACCTCTCTACTTCTAACCGAGTTAAATGAGCCACTAACAAACGACACCTTTATTGGAACGGACAGTTTCAACACAGGCAATTCTGAGGTAGGTGCACCTACACTTGAACAGGGACACACTCTCACAGCCCCTGTACTAACCACAGGAAGCCCTGAAAGCAATCAGGCTACCCTAACACAAGAACACACTTTAAGCCCTCTTAGTGCCTCTACAGAGGCTCCCACGGTAAACTCTACAGCAGTTACTCAAGAGCATGACCTAGCGCCACTAAGTGTTCTCACAGGATCGCCTGTCGTGCCTGATACGACAATGGTGGAGGGTGAGAACTTTACTGCTCTGTCCCTTGTGTCTGAAGCACCTCTTGTGGGGTCTTCGTCAATAGGGCAACAACATGCACTCTCACCTGACTCCATACAGGCAGGTTTCGCTGACGTAGACCGTGCGCCTGTCCCAGAAGATCCAGTAGTAG